AGTAGCTCATGTTTCTAAAGTATTGGAAGATTATAAAAATAAAGTTTGATAATAATTTGGAGACAGTATGTTTTTATGTCCTGTCTCCATATTTATTATAAATAATTAATATGAAAACACAAAAATGTTCATCATGTAAACAAGAACACCCAGCTACATTAGAATATTTTGGAAAACACAAAGTAAGAGGTTTAGATACATATTGTAATGATTGTAGACATAAAAAAACAAGAGAGTATTATTATAACAATACTACAAAAATGAAATCTCAATCCGTAGAATGGAAACGGATACAACGAGAACGGATAAATGAATTAAAAAACTCATTGTCATGTTTAAAATGTAGAGAAAATAGAAATCATTTACTTGATTTTCATCATGTTGATCCTAACCAAAAAGACTTCCAAATAAGCCAAGGTGAACGATACGGATGGGAACGAGTAAAACAAGAAATTGACAAGTGTATAGTACTGTGCTCTAATTGCCATAGAGACTTTCATTATCAAGAAAAAGAAAAAAACATTACAATAGAAGAATACCTAGAAAAGGCAAAATAAAAAATTTAAATTATTATATTATTAACCAAACATTTTTAAGTTATGAGTTTTCAAACAAACGTTAGAGCGAACTATTTAAATCGCACAGCAAAATTAGCTTTCTACAAAGCACGTTCAAGAAAAGGTGACGTTACACGTCTTGCCGAAGAAACTGGTTATACATCACGTTTCATCTATTACATCCTTAATGGTGAGCGTCGTATCAATCAAACTATTGCTAACGCAATGTACAACCTAACTCGCCGTAGAGTTAAAAACAGTAAATTAGCGTTTGCTTAATCACAAAACCCTAGTACCTCTGCTTGAAAAGGCAGAGGTATTTTTTTATTTTTAGTAAAACAATTATATGAGCAAAATAGATCCAAATAAACTACTTATCAGTAGTGATTTCTACAGTATTCAAGGTGAAGGTATTTCATCTGGTGTTCCATCTTACTTCGTACGTTTAGGTACTTGTAACTTAACTTGCGGTATGTCCCGTTTATTCGCTAATAAGCTAATGAAAGAAAAATCATTGGAAGATGGTGAAATATTCGTTGGTGATTTACACGCTGAAGGTAAAGCAACTTGGACTTGTGACAGTACATCTCAATGGTTATGGAGAGGTGAAGATAAGGAGTTTCAGTATCTAATTGACAGATGGAAAGAACAAGGTATCTACGATGATATTAAAAATGGTACTATCCATATCATTTGGACTGGTGGTGAACCTACAATTAAAGGACATCAGGAAGCTATTGTTAATTTTCATAAATATTGGTTGTTACAAGTAGATCCTTCAACAACACTTCCTGGCAAAGAATATGCTTGGAGATTACCGGAGAATGATTTGATTGTAAGACATAACTATAATGAAATTGAAACAAACGGTACCGTAGTAATTGAAGATGATTTATTTAAAATAATAGACCAAATCAACTGCAGCCCAAAATTATCAAATTCAGGTCTTCCATCAAAACAACGTATAATTCCAGGAGCTATAGAGCGTATAATGGAACATTCAAATTACCAATTTAAATTTGTTATTTCAACGGAAGATGATGTTAAGGAAATATTCCGTGATTTTATAGTACCATTCAATATACCTCTTAAAAATGTAGTGTGTATGCCGGGGCTAGATAGTAGAGAAGAATTCCATGAAAGAACAAAATTAGTATTTGAAATGAGTAAAATATATAAATTCAGAGCCGCTTCAAGAATGCATATAAGCTGCTGGGATAAAACGCTTAATGTCTAAGTAGAAAATTAAATGGAAACATTAAAATGAGTTAACAAATTCATTAAATTTCATATTATTATAATAAATAAACATTATGAATATAGGAATTTATAAGATTACAAGTCCAAGTGGTAAAATATATATCGGGCAATCAACCAACATCGAAGATAGATGGGATTATTATAAACGTATAACATGTAAACGTCAACCTAAATTATATTATTCATTTAAAAAATATGGTGTAGAAACTCACTTATTTGAAATTGTTGAAAAATGTTGTATAGAACAGTTAGATGAACGTGAAATATATTGAGGAGAATTTTATAATGTATTAAATGAGAATGGATTAAATTTAAGATTAGGCAATGGTAGAGGTAGTTGCAGTGAGAATACTAAAAACAAAATTAGCAATTCTTTAAAAGGACAGAGAAAGAGCAAAGAACATTGCTTACATTTAAGTATAGCTAAAACAGGTATTCCTAGCAAACGTAAAGGTAAACCTGACTTAAAACAAAAAGGACAACCAAAACCTAATGCTGGTGGTAAAGATAAACCAAAACCAGGTGCTGGACCTAAAATAGGAAACCAAGTTGTATGTTCAACAACAAACAAAATATATAATTCAGTTAAGGAATGTATGGATGGTATTAAGGTAAGTAAACGTAAAATGTTTAATTTATTGAAAGAAGGAATAGAATATAAATACGTAAATAAAAATTATTATAAAAACAAATAAATATTTTGTTTTTATATTTATGAAGTAAGGAGGGAGTTTAAGTTATGGCAAAATTTACAGAGTTAGAAAAAGAAAGAATTCGAGAAGAATTGCTTGAAGTAGCCTATCGGTTTTTTTTTAGATAAAGGCTTTAAAAGTACTTCTATTGAGGATATTACTTCATCAGTTGGCATTGCAAAGAGTTCTTTTTATATATTTTGCGAATCAAAAGAAATGCTATATATGGAATTGTTAGCACGTGAGGGAGAACAAATTGAGAAACAAGTTTGGCCAGAGGTTATGGCAGCTAAGGATATATATACAGCTATAAAGACATATTTAAATAAAATGTCAATGGAATTGGAATCAAAAATATTAACCCAAAGGCTGATTTATGACCTGGAAGAATACAATATCGTATCAAGAAAACTAAATCCACAATACATCGGTTCTGAAAGTCTGAGAAGTATTGTTCCACTAATGGAATTTATTAAGACACGACAAGACTCTAATGAGATTATTGATGAAGATCCAAACGTTATAGCTGGAGTTTTAAGGGCTGCTTTACTAATAGGTTCTCAAAAGAGAGATTTTCAGCAATATAACTATGTAAGGGTTAGAGATTTATTATTTGAAGCTGCTGCTAACCAAATTATTCGGACTTAATTGAATATAGGTAAAGATATTATCGACAGAAAGCAGAAAAGTGGTGATAAGTTATGACAGAAAAAATAATTCGTTTTAATGATGTTCATATCTGTGCTGAAAGTTTTGGCGAAATTAATAATCCAACGATCTTGTTAATTATGGGAGCTACTGCATCAATGATTTATTGGGAAGAAGAGTTTTGTAAGAGACTAAGTAACCAAGGATTTCACATTATACGATATGACAATAGAGACGTAGGCAAGTCAATTACTTACGAATATGGGCATCCAGAGTATACCTTTGAGGATTTGGCTGATGATGCAATCCAAGTTCTAGATGCTTATAAGGTTGATAAGGCCCACATAGTTGGTATGTCTATGGGTGGAATAATTACGCAGATAATAGCACTTAAACATCCAAGCAGGGTTCTTACTATATCATTAATTATGACATCAAATTTCGATTCTAGTCTTCCCAAAAAGGATAGTAAAGTAACTGAGGCTTTAAGTGAGCTAAAAATCAGAAACTGGCAAAACAAAGATGAAGTGGTAGAGTGTTTTATCAAAAAAAGCAAAGTTCTTATAGGATCAAAACATATATTTGATGAAGAGAAGATTAGGAGACTGAATGAAGAAGAATTTGATAGAGCTAGTAATTTACAGAGTATGGAGAATCATGGATTTATTAAAGGCTGGGGTTCGTATTTGTCTAGAACCAATGAAATCAATGCTCCTACATTGGTAATTCATGGAACAGACGACACTATTATTCCCTACGACCATGGAATTCATCTTTCCGAAGTGATACCAAATGCAGTATTGGTTACCTTAGAGGGTACAGGGCATGAGCTTCACCATAATGATTGGGATGAAATTATTAATGCTATATCAAAGCATGCAGCAAATTTATGAATAAAAATTTTTAGACTGGAGTGATTTGAATGAGTAAAGATATGAAACAAGTTATAGAAATAGCTAAAAAACATAATCTTAAAGTAATCATTGATGGTGCTCAAAGCTTTGGTTCTACTTTCAATGGTATCTCTGATTCTGCATTAGGAGATATTTCAACAACTTCATTTTTCCCAGCAAAACCACTTGGATGCTATGGAGATGGTGGAGC